GCATCATCCCCGACGACGCCCCGATCTCCTACGCCGTGGACGTCTCGTGGGACCGTGGCGCGGCTTACGTGGCCGCCTGTGGTCCCCAGGCCAGCGGCCGGCTCCAGGTGGAAATCGTAGCCGCGCGCCCCGGCCAGGGTTGGGCCGAGTGGTTGCCCGCATGGTTCCGGGGGTTCGTGGACGCCGACAACCCCGCCCGCGTCGTCGTCCAAGGCAAAGCCTGCCCCGCCGCGATCCTCGTTGACACGCTCGCTGAGGTCGAGGGGCTGACCGTCGTGCCCTGGGTCGGCGGCGACTTAGGGATCGGCTGCGGCCTCATCTACGACCAGGTTGCGGCCGCCGCCCCGGACTCCACGTCCGACCTGAAGCCCCTCGCCCACCGGGGCCAGGAGGCCCTGAACCTGGCGGCCCACACGGCCGCTCAACGCTTCTACGGGGATGGCTGGTACTGGGACAGAAAGAACTCCCCTCAGGATGCCGCGCCCCTGATTGCTGCGACCGAGGCCCTGTGGGACCAGATCACCAACGCTCCCGAGGAGCCCGCCTCGTCGATCTATGAGGCGGGCCCACTGCCACTCGCCTGAAGGGGATGAATCATCGTGCGCCGAGACAAGACGCTGACCCGCCTCACCGGCGCTCAGGTCCTCGTCCCCGTCGACGGGGAGACCGTGCGCGGCACCCTCGCCGCGGTGGCCCCCGCCTGGGTAACCCTCACCGACTGCCAGGCCGGAGACGGCACCACCATCGAGGGTGACCTCATGGTCGCCCTGCCCCTTCCCTGGGTGCAGGTGATCCGATGACGCGTTTCCAGACTCTCGACGCCCTGGCCGCCAACCACGGAGGGAACACGGTCCTCGACGTCGTCGACCCGGGTATCCCCCTCGTCGACTATGACGCCTCGGACCGGGACGCCGCGTCCGTCTCCGCGGCCTGGTGCAAACAGCCAGCGATCCGCAAAGTCACATCCTTCATCGCCGCCAACGTCGCCTCCATCCCATTGCACGTCTACGAGCGTGTCTCCGACTCTGACCGTCAGCGCGTCACCACGGGCGCCCTGGCGCAGGTGATCGGGGCGCCCAGCCCCGCGATGGGCGCCTACCGCTTCTGGGAGCGCGTCATCCTCGACGGACTCCTCTACGACCGGCGCGCCGTGATGATCGTCGACGACGGCGACCGCACCGAGCTCGTGCGCATCCCACCCCGCCGGTTCCGCATCGTGTCGGACGGCCTGGACCGGGTCAAGGCCGTCCGCATCACCACCGGTGACGGTCAGGTCAAGGACATGGACCCCGCTGGGTTCCTCCTCGACGTCGGTTACTCCCAGTCGAACGGCAAGGGCCTGTCCCCCATCACGACGCTGGCGGCCCTGCTGCGCGAGGCCGCCGAGGCCGTCGAGTACCGGCGCGCCGTCATGCGCAACACCGCACGTCACACGGGTTGGATTAGCCGCCCCACCGAGTGGCCGAACCAGGACGCCCGGAAGAACTTCCTCGAGTCGATGCGGGCGTTCCGCGCCGGTGGCGGCCGCGAAGGCGGCGACCTCCTCCTCGATGAGGGCATGGAGTGGCACGACCGCTCCTACAAGCCCACCGACATCGACGACCTGGACGCCCGCACCCTGACCAACATCGAGGTGGCGGGCGCCTACCACATCGCCCCCGAGCTGCTCGGTGACCGTCAGGGCAACTACTCCAACATGGAGTCGATGAGGGAGTCCTTGTACCGGGACAACCTCGGCCCCTACATCCGGGCGTGGGAGGAGATGTGCGCCCCGCTGGCTGACCGGCTCAGCGACGGGCGGCCGCTGTACATCGAGGCACACCTCGACGCGAAACTGCGCGGGTCCTTCGAGGAGGCCGCGTCCGTGCTCCAGACGTCCACGGGCGCCCCGTGGATGACTCGCAACGAGGCCCGGGCGCGCCTGAACCTGCCGGCCATTGACGGCGGAGACGACCTCATCACCCCACTGAACGTGCTGGTGGGTGGTCAGGCCTCACCGACGGACTCCGGTAGCCAGAACGAGGGCCAGGACACCGACGCCCCTAAGGCGGCCGCCGGCGTTCAGGTGAAGTCCGCGGACCTCGAGGGTGACTGGCCCACCCGGGCTGAGGACGCCCTCAAGCGTCACTACAGCCGTCAGGAGCGGGCCGTCATGTCCGCTCTCGGTGCGAAGGCCGACGGCTGGTGGGACCAGGCCCGCTGGGACCGGGAGCTCGCTGAGGACCTGTACCGGCTCGCTGCCGCGTGCGTCGACGAGATGGGCCGTGAGGCGTGCACCCGCCTCGGGTTCAACCCCGATGAGGACTGGAGCCTGCCGCGCACGCAGGCGTACCTCCAAGCGGTCACGAAGGCCCGCGCCCGGTGGGTGAACGAGGCGACTCGCCGGCAGATCGAGGCCGCTCTGGCTGAGGCCGGCACGGAGGGCGTGCCCGCAGTGTTCGACCGTGCCCGCTCCCAGCGGGCCGCCGCCGGGGCCGGCGCGTTCATCGCGGCCATGGGGTCCTTCGCGACGGTCGAGGCCAGCAAGCAGGCCGCCCCCGGCCGGTGCACCAAGACCTGGATCACGGGCCGTAACCCGCGGCCAACGCACCTGGCGATGAACGGGGAGACGACGCCCGCGTGGACGGACTTCTCCAACGGCCTGTCCTGGCCCGGTGACCCGGCCATGGGGCCAGATGAGTCGGCCGGCTGCAACTGCACCGTTTCCGTAGAGATCACGCACTAAGGAGGGCTCCTCGTGGAGTTCAAGACGACCGGCGCCCTGAGCCGGAAGACAGACGGCGACGGCGACCACGCCGGGTTCGTCGGGTACGCGTCCACGTGGACGAGGGACCCCGACTCCTACGGCGACGTCGTCGCTAAGGGCGCGTTCACCCGCACCCTCAAGGAGTGGGGAGAGAAGGGTCTGCCCATCCCGGTCCTGTGGGGTCACCGCCTCGATGACCCGAAGTTCTTCATCGGTGCGGTCAAGGACGCTAAGGAGGACGACCACGGCCTGAAGGTCGATGTCGACCTCGACGCTGACTCCCCTACCGCCGAGCACGTGCGCCGTCTCCTGAAGAGCGGGGCCGTCGCACAGATGTCCTTCGCGTTCGATGTGCGCGACTCCGGCGACATCGAGCTCGACGACGGCCGCAAGGCCCGCGAACTGCGGGACCTGCGCCTCTACGAGGTGAGCGTGGTCCCGATTGGTGCGAATCAGGACACGTCCATCGAGACCGTCAAGGCCCCCGCCGATGGGGGCCTCACCAGCGAGGAGGTCGCCCAGGTGCGGGCGCTCCTCGCCTCCCAGACCGCCCCCGAGGAGGGGGAAGCCGGCAGCAACACCGACGACGACGCCGAGGCCCCTGAGGGGCAAGACGAAGACCCGGTGAAGGCCGCCGCGCGACTCAACACCCAAATCGCAGTCCTCTTCATTGAGGGAGAAAGGAGCGCTGCATGAGCACGCTCATGGAGGCGCGCGCGGTGGCCCTGAAGGCCGCCATGGACGCCCAGAACGCTATGAACGCCGCCGGTGACCAGGTCACCTTCGAGATGTGCAAGGAGGTGGAGAAGCGCGTCAACGAGGTCAAGGAGATCGACGACCGTATCGCCGCCTCCAAGAGCGCACGCGACATGATCGCGTCCCTCGGCAGCATCCCGGAGGACAACACCTATGAGCCGGGCGAGGACTCGGGCATGAAGGCCGGCACCTTCGGTGAGCGCTACGTGCGTTCCTCCACCTACAGCGAGTGGGCCAAGGCCCACCCCTCCGGCCTCGGTGAGGGCTCCAACCTGGCCCTTCCCGGCGTGAAGATCGGGGACCTCGAGGAGCTCCTCATCTCCCGTAAGGCCAACGGGCAGGTGCTCGCGACCCCGGTCGCGCACATCGCCCCGACCCGCTACCCGATGGTTGACATGGTCGACCGCCGGCCCCTGACCCTCCTCGACGTCATCGGGCACGGTCAGATGGCGAACGCCTTCGAGTACGTTCAGGTGACTGGCGTCACCAGTAACGCCGCCATCGTCAAGGAGAACACGCAGGACACCGACCCGCTGAAGCCGACGTCGGACATGACGACCGCTCTGGCCGACTGCAAGCCCTACACCTTCGCAGACGGTTACGAGGTCACCAACCAGCTGCTCTCCGACGCCCCGGCGTTCGCCGCCTACATGAACACCGCGGTCCGCTACAACCTGGACACGGTCATCGAGGACAAGGTTCTCAACGGCACCGGCACCGAGGAGCCCAAGGGCATCCTCAAGACCACCGGCGTGCAGGAGAAGACCTACACGGCCGGGGCCGACGCCATGGACCTGGCGAAGGCCGTGCGTGGTGGCCGCACCAAGATCACGAACGTTGGTGGCGTCGCTACCGCCGTGATCCTCCACCCCGAGGACGTCGAGGCCCTCGACCTCATGCAGGACGCCGACAAGCGCTTCTACGGGCTCGGCCCGTGGGGTATCGGCCCGCGCACCCTGTGGGGCGCCCCCGTCGTCGAGTCCTCCAAGATCACCAAGGGGCAGGCGCTCATGGGTGACTTCAACCAGGTCCAGCTCCTCGACCGTGAGGGCCTGAGTGTTGTCGCCTTCAACCAGCACAAGGACTTCGCGGCGAGGAACCGCGTCTACGTGCGTGCCGAGCTCCGTGCCGGCCTGGTCATCTGGCGCCCGAACCGCCTCGTTCTGGTGAAGGCCGCCTGATGGGTGTCGACGACGGAATGGTCACCCTCAACGGGGTGCGGTACCGGCTCGATGACGCCATCGCCTGGGGGCTCTACAGCCCCCAGGGAGGCGACATCACACCCGATGAGGGGGCCAGTGAGGGCGAGGAGGGGCCGGTGACGGCCGCCGCCCCTGACCCGGAGAACAAGGAGACGCAGCCCCGGGCGCGTCCCACCGCGAAGGAGTGAGGACCATGCCTGACGCCCTAATCACCCCTCAGGCCGTGGCCGAGGCGTCGGGCGGGCAGGTCCCCGACGGGGACCCGCGGCTCCCAACCTTGATCGCCGGGGCCACCGACGCTATTCGCCTGTGGTGCGGTTGGCACGTGGCCCCGGTGATCGAGGAGACCCTGACCCTCGACAGCGAGGGGTCAGCGTCGCTGCGCCTACCCACGGGCCGGCTGGTGACCGCTACCGGCCTGAAGGTCGACGGCGTACCGGTACCGGATGACGCCTGGGACTACTCGGCGGCCGGCATGATCCGCCTCCGCCGTGGGGTCTTCCCTGACCGGTTCCGGGCCGTGGAGGTCACCATCACGCACGGCTGGCCGCAGGCCCCGTCCCTGGCGGCCGTCATCACCCGGTCGGTCCTGTCCGCGTGTGCCTCCCCCATGGGGGCTACGCGCGAGCAGGCGGGCTCCATCTCAGCGACCTGGGCGCGGGCGGGCATGACCCTGTCCGACACGGACCGCCGTGAGCTCGCCCCATACCGCCTCCAGCACTGGGCGTGAGGAGGACACCGTGCTTCCGTCATTCGCGAGACAGCGCGTCACCATCGTCACCCCCGGCCAGCGGGAGGAATGGGGGCAGGTCACCACGGACTGGGGATCGGCGACCACCACGGACGTCACCTGCGTCTGGGAGGCCACCCAGGCCACCGTCCACGGCGTGGCCACGGGCGACGTCGACGCCGGCCAGCGCACCGTCTACCTCAACCCCGGCACGCCCGTCAGCGGGGAATGCCGGCTCAGGTTCCCCGACGACCCCGGCCATGACTGGGTGATCGTCGGCCTGCCGATCCCCAACCAGTCGCCCACCGGGCGGCTATCGCACATCGCCGTCATCACGAAACGCTGGGAGGCCGCCCAATGAGCAAGGTCAAGGTCGTCATGAACCCCGCCGGGGTGCGGGCGCTCCTGAACGCTCCCGGCGTCGTCGCTGACCTCGATGCCCGCGCCGAGCGCATCCGGGCGGCCGCCGGCCCTGGATTCTTCGTGCGTCGACGCGACAAGCGCATCAACCGGTACGCCTCCCAGGTGCGTACCGCCGACGACGAGGGCCGCAGGGCGCAGGCCGACGGCAACGTCCTCATGAAGGCCCTGGATGCTGGCAGGTGAGAGGTATGGAGCGGCCCGACATTATCGACGGCCTCCGCCGCTACCTCGCTGAACGCCTCACCGGCGTCCCCGTCTACGCGTTCCTGCCGAGGGACCCTCCCGACCGGTTCGTCCTCATCGACCGTGTCGGAGGCGTCCGAGACCTGTCCGTGGACGCGCCGCGGATCACGGTCGAGGCGTGGGCGCCCACCAAATCATCCGCGTACGCGCTCTGCCTCGAAGCCAGAGCCGCGATCTTCAACCCGATGCCGCCCCTCCCGGGCGGCATTCGTGTCATACGGCGAACCGAGGTCGGTGGCCCCAGTAATGAGCCGCCGACCACCAGCGGGTGGGACCGATACCGCTGGACCGTCGAAATCAGACACCAACTCACCCGCTGAAAGGAAAATCGTGTCCTACGAGAAGCTCAACGCGATGCAGATCATCACCGCTGGTTCGGATGATGACTGCGTTGCCCTCGCCCCGGCCGGCACCAAGGCCCCGACCACCCTCGCCATCCCCGCCGCTTTCAAGGAGGTTGGTTGGATCAACAAGGATGGCATTGAGTTCACCGCTGACGACTCCGTGGACAAGCGTCGCGCCCACCAGGGCAATCGCGTCTACAAGGTTCAGATGACGGAGTCTGATTCCGGCTTGGTGTTCACAGCCCTCCAGTCCAACATCGACACCCTCAAGCTCCAGTGGAGCGTGAAGGAGTCCTCGGAGGATTCCGGCGTCATCAAGCATGTCCTGTCCTCGTCCCGGAAGGTCGAGAACGTCGCCATCCTCGTGTACGCCGAGGCCAACGGTCACAAGTACCTGTGGCACTGCGAGTCGTTCCAGATCGGTGAGCGCGAAGGATTCAAGCTCGCGAACACCGACGACGTCGCCTACAAGATCACCGGAACATTCACCGGCGACATCACGATGCTGACTGACGACCCGGCGTTCAAGGCAGCGTGACAAATCTCCTCCTGGTGGGCGACTTGGGTCGGTCCTCGCCCACCAGGAGGCACCCCCATCTGACCGACCCCACACCTAGGAAGGACCGACCATGAGCAAGAAGAAGAACCGCAACCGCCCGTACCGTCAGACCGCCCCGGGCGCGACCGCGCAGCGCGCCGCTGAGGCCGGCGCGGCCGTTCCCCAGGACCGCCTACAGCAGGCCGAGGCCACCGGCGGCACCATGGCCACCGACTACAAGGGCTTCCACATCGAGATCACCGCCGATGACCTCGACGACTACGCGGCCATGTCCGCCTACTCGCAGGGCCTCCCTGACCCGATGCTCCGCATCTTCTTCCCCGAGGAGCAGGAGCTGAACCGGTTCCTGCGTGAGCGGTGCACGGACGCGAACGGCAAGGTGCGCCTGACGTTGGCCGTTCAGGAGGTCAACCGAGTCTTTGAGGCGCTCGGCGCGGGAAACTGACCCGCCTGCCCATCCTCCTCAGGGAGGAGGGGCAGGCCATCGAGGCGGACCTCCTGCGCTATTACGGAGTTGACCTGCTCGACCTGTGGCGCGGGCGGCTCACGATGCGCCGGTGCATGGTCCTCATCGAGGGGCTTCCCCCGGGCGCGACCCTCTACCGGCGCACCGGGGGCTCGCTCGCCTGGTCCGACGAGACCACGGCCGCGCTCAGCGCCGGGCACAGCGTCGTCACCGCCCTGGTCTCCCTGCTCGGTGACGACAAGGCGAAGCCCCCGCCACCGCCAGAGCCGCCCCCGGTTGGGTGGCGCAAGACCCAGGAAGACGATGCCGCCTGGGAGGCCGAGCGCTTCCGCCGGTTCAAGGCGAGGCAACAGAAAACCGCATAGAGAGGGAGGGGGCCAGCATGGCCGGAGTCGCCGGAGGAGCCATCGAGCTCGCAACCGCTTACGTCCAGTTGGTTCCCTCCCTTCGAGGCGCCCCCGAGGCCGTCGCACAGGCGTTCTCGGGCGCCCCGGCGCAGAAGGCCGGCCAGAAGGTCGGTGACCGGATCGTCGACGGCATCGGTACGGCGATCCGGCGCGGTGGGCAGATTCCGGCGGCCCTGTCTGCCCTGGCGTCTAAGTCGTCGTCGGCGTTCAGCGCCGCCGCCGCCTCGGCCCGCCTGGTAGGTCAGGCGTTCTCCGCGTCCAGCCGGATCGCTGGCGACGCCGCCGGGTTCATCAACACCTCCTGGCAGGGGACACTCACGCGCCTGGCTCCCGGCGCGGCGAAGGCCCTGGCGGCCGTACAGGCACACTTCCAGACGGCTTCAGGCCGTGTCGGGGCCACCTGGCAGGCAGCGACCGCCAACATGGCGCGCGCGTTCAGCACGGTGTCCGCCCCGCTCTCCGCGGCCTGGCAGCGGGCCACCGCCCCCATCGTCAGCGGCTTCCAGTCCACTGTCAACGCCGCGCGGGGGGCCGCCTCCAACATCGGCAACGCCTTCTCTGGTGTCGCTTCCCGCGTCGGCTCCAGCTTCCAGCGGTTCGCCGCCCCTATCAGTAGCGCCTTCTCCTACGTCGGCGCGAATGTGCGCGCGACCAGCGGCGTGATCGGCAATGCTCTGTCCGGTATCCAGACGACCTGGTCGTCCGCGTGGGCGAAGATGCCGGCCCCTGTGCAGGCGCTCCCCGGGAAGATCGGGTCAGCGTTCGCCAGCGTGGGCGGCAAGATCGGCTCCGCGATCTCCTCCGGCGCAGCCGCCGCAATCAATGCGGCCTCCTCGCTGGCCTCCTCTGTCGGTAACGCTCTCCAGGGCGCTATCAGCACCGGCGCGAAGGCCGCCGGCGTCGCTGTTGCTGGGCTCGCAGCCACCATCGGTGCGAACCTCGGTGGCGCGGTTCAGCGCGCCGACCAGCTGTTCACCTTCCCTCGCGTCATGGCCAACATCGGCTACTCGGCTGACGAGGCGGACAAGCAGATCAACCGCATCAGCGACTCCCTGGATGGCCTACCGACGGCAACCGACGAGATCGTCAGGATGGTGCAGGGCATCGCCCCGCTGACCGGTGACCTCACGAAGGCTACGGACATCTCCCTGGCGATGAACAACGCCCTCCTCGCTGGTGGCGCGTCGACGACGCTGGCCGCCAACGCGATGGAGCAGTACCGGCAGCAGATGGCCGTCGGCAAGGTCGACATGATGGCCTGGCGGTCCATGACGAACGCGATGCCTGGTCAGATGAACCAGATCGCGGTGTCCCTCCTCGGCGCTGGAAGTAACTCAAAATTACTTTATGACGCAATGAAGGAAGGCACCGTCACCTTCGATGACTTCAACAACGCATTGTTGAAGCTCAACTCGGAGGGAATGGAAGGTGTCGCGTCGTTTGATACGCAGGCGCGTACCGCAACCCTCGGTATCGGGACGGCTTTCACGAACGCGGGTAACCGCATCAAGAAAGCCATGTCCGCAATTATTGAGGCCATTGGTGTCGACGTAATCGCCGGCAAGATCAACACCCTAACAGAAGGAATTGTTGGTTTCGGTGAGCGCGTCGGTGAGGCGATCATCAAGCTCAAGAACTCGGGTGGTTTCTCTCAACTGGGGCAGACTCTCGGCGGGCTGACACCGGTCATCGGTGGCCTGGTCGGCACCCTCGGGCCACTCCTGACGCAGGTACCGCTCATTGGCAGCGTGTTCTCCAGCTTGACCGGTCCTGTGGGCTGGACTATTGGCCTGTTCACGTCGATGGTGATGCACAGTCAGCTGCTACGTGACGCCATCTCCAGTGCGTTCAAGACCATCGGCCAGGTGTTCCAGTCACCGGCCATCTCGAGCGCCCTACAGGCGCTCGGCAACCAGCTCGGGGCTGTCGCTGCCATCCTCGGTGACTCCCTCGGTTCGGCGCTGAACATCGTGGCGCCCCTGCTTGCGAACATGGCGCAGGTCATCGTTCCACTCCTCGCGCAGGTGTTCGGGCAGCTGGTCGCTGCTGACGCACCGATTGTCACTGGCCTGTTCGGAGGGCTTGCCCGTGTCGTCGCGGCTCTCCTGCCGCCGCTGACGCAGATCGCGGCGACGGTCCTGCCTCTCCTAGGGCAGATGTTCTCCATGGTGGCCGCCGCCATCGCGCCGGTGATTGACCAGATCGCTGACATCCTGGTGCAGGCACTGAACCTGCTCATGCCGATCCTGACCAACCTGGTGAACGCGATCATGCCGGTGATCGTGCAGGTGGTCGCCGCGCTCATGCCGCCCCTTCAGCGGGTCATCTCCGCGGTGATGTCTGTGATCTCGGCGATCCTGCCGCCCCTGGTGACCATAATCGGGACGGTCATCAGCGTCATCACGCCGATCATCGCGGCGGTCCTCCCGGTCCTGGCGCGCCTGATAGGCGCGGTCATTAACGTGGTTTCCTCGTGGATTTCCGTCATGTCCAGCCTCCTCGTCCCAATCATTAACGTTGTCGCCTCCGTGGTTAGCACGCAGGTCAAGGTTATTGGCACGATCTGGATGTGGCTGTGGACAAACATCATCAGCCCAGTCATTACCTGGATCACTAACAAGATTCAGGGCTGGTCTGATTTCCTGTCCAACACGGTGAAGCCGACCATCAACACTGTCGTGAATGGCATCAAGGATGCTTTCAACGGCATGAAGGACGGTATTTCTACCGCCTTCGATAAGGTTAAGGCGGCGGCCGCTAAACCCATTAATTTTGTGATTAATACCGTTTACACGAACGGTATTAAGTGGCTTGTTGACAAGGTGATGGAGAAGCTCGGTCTCGAGCTGCGGATGCCGACCGTCAGCCCGATCGCCGGGTACGCGACTGGTGGTGTCCTGCCGGGATACAGCCCGGGCAGGGATATCTATCACTTCGTGTCCCCTGACGGTGGCGGTTCCCTGGCCCTGTCCGGTGGTGAGGCCATCATGCGGCCCGAGTGGACGCGCGCCGTCGGCGGGCCCCGCATGGTCGCTGCGATGAACTGGGCGGCCCGCCGTGGCCGGCCCATCCCCGGCGGGGATGCTGGCGTCAACGCCTTCGCTGACGGCGGTATCTGGGGCTCCATCAAGTCCGGCGCGAAGAGCGCATGGGACTGGGTCTCTGACAAGGCGTCCAAGGCGGCCGACATCATCGCCGACCCGCTCGGCGCGGTCGAGAACCTCGTGCGCGGCCCGGTGAACAAGCTCCTCGGTGGTGGCAACTTCAGTGGCGTTTTCTGGGACGCCGCTAAGGCCATCCCGGGGAAGATCATCGACGGTGTTGCCGACTACGTGAAGGGCAAGACCTCGACGATGGTGGCGTCCGACCTGGTCGGGCAGGCCCGCCTGGCGATCGGCACCCCCTACGTGTGGGGTGGCGTGAACGTGCCCGGCGGCGTCGACTGCTCGGGCCTGATCGTGTGGGCGCTGCGCGCGCTCGGACACAACGTGCCCAGACACACAGCGTCCACGTTCCAGGCGGCTTCGACGCCGGGCAACCCCAACGTGCCCGGCACGCTCCTGTTCTGGGGTGGCTCCGTCGGTGGCGGGGGTGCTCATCACGTCGCTGTCGCCTCCGGCAACGGCATGATGGTCGAGGCCCCAACCTACGGCGTTCCGGTGCGGGAGATTCCTATCTACGGGAGCCCGAGCGCCGGCATCTTCAAGTACGACGACGGAGGTTGGCTCCAGCCGGGCACCCAGGTCATCACCAACCAGACCCGGCAGCCGGAGGCCATTTTCACGGGTGGCCAGTGGTCGAAGATCGACCGCCTCCTGGCCCGCGAGAACCACACCCCGAGCGTGCTCGAGGTGCGCGACGTCGACGACAAGCTCGTCGGCCGTATGAAGGTGGAAGCCGAGCGTGTCGCCATCGATGCCTCCCGCGACGACTAACAGGAAGGGGACGCTATGGCGCTCAAGGGCTGGATCGGGGCCGCGTCTGGTCTGCCGTCACTGTTGGTGGACGGGCCGGCCAAGGTCACTGCGGATGATCGGCTGCTCGCCGTCGTCGGCCAGGGCCAGCATCTCATCGCTGACGCCCTGGCCGCGCCCGGCGTCGAGGTCACCTACCGGGCGGGGGACGACGCCGTGTCACTCACCCGCCGTGTCGGGGCCTGGTATGGGGTGCTGGTGGCCGGGGCTGACGGGCGCTCAGCCCCCGGCCTCGCCTACGAACACAACGGCGACCCCCTGGACTGGGACTCGACGGCGGCGCGTATCGGAGGTGTCACCCGGTGGGCCATCCGCGACGAACCGGTCACTGGCACCGGAGTCGTCACCTGCCACCCAGACTATGAGCCCTACCTGTGGTGGGTGCTCCAGTCTCACGCCCCGATCATGCTCATCCCGACCATGCCAGTGCCTGGCGTTCCACCACGCACCGTCATCGTCAACGGCGTCACCCGGAAGCGGGTCACGGGCGAGCTCATCGAAGTCACCATCAAATGGACTGAGTATGAGCCCCGCTCCGAGAATGCTCCGCAGGGGGGTGCCCCGGTGACGACCTGGGGTGAGTGGCAGGACTGGGGTGAGGCGCACCCTGACACTCCGGGCTGGCAGGCGTGGTCTGCCCTCGAAGTCGCCAAGCGCGTGCAGGGGATGCCATGAGACCCGGCCCGTCTACTGAGGCTCTGGCCGGGCCGGTCGCCGTCGGAGCCAGGATCGACGTCCACCTGGGTGGCCGCGTCATCGCCGTCGACGTGCCCTGCGAGGATGTGCAGATCGACTGGGCATCCGATCGTGTCGTCCCCGGCAAACTGACCTACACCTGCCCGTCAGGGTGGGTACCCGACTCGCCCGGGGACGCCCTCAACAACTACGGTCAGCGGTCACATGTCACCGCCCTGCTCGACACCGTGGAGGGCCGCGACGAGGTCGACCTCGGATGGTGGCAGCACCAGTCCTGGGACGAACAGGACAACGGGACGATCAAGGTCGAGGCGCTGGACCTGATGCAGCTCCTCGAGCAGGACCCAATGCCCTGGCCCTCATCCCCGCCCCGCGGCGCGACAGCCCTGTCTGAGGCACAGCGGCTCGCCGGCACCCTCCCGGTGGTGCTGGACCCGGGAGCCCCCAACCCGAGGGTGCACCCGAACACCCAGTGGGGTCACTCCCGGTCCGAGGCCATCCGGGACCTGTGCCAGGCCCGGGGACTCAACTACGCGGTGAAGGCCGACGGGTGCTTGCACCTGTGGGCGCAGACCGACGCCGGCAGCCCGGTCGCCCGCTACACGGGCCGAGACCTGCTCGTGGACGCGCCCCGCAAGGCTTGGAGCGTCGGCCGAACCGGTGGGTCGTCGTCGGCAGCCCTCAGCAAGAGGACGAGAAGAAGCCGGTCATCAAATGGACCGGAACCGTCACGGCGACCTCCTGGCCCTACGAACCCAACACCTACGGTTGGGTCACCGACAGGCGAGAGTTCAACATCGCGGCCTCGCCCGACGCGGTCAGGAAGGACGCCAACACCTACAT